GATGCCAATTACCATCATTTATAGATGTATTTGCAAGAACAAAAGCACTTGATGAGCCAAACACATAAAATCTTATAACATTACCAGATGATAAATGTGCTATCTGCCAATTTCTATTTCCAGCACTCCAATCATCCATTAAAACTAAAGCATCATTTGCTGTAACAGTTGTTTTCATCCACCAAGAAACAGATAATCCTCCTGTTGTAAGTAATGCACTTGAAGAACCACAATTTATAAACTCACTCCCATCAAAGCTTAAACCATAGTTATCACTTTTACCACTGTTTTCTTCATTAGGTAATCTCCAATTGCTTGCTATGTATTTTGTACTCATAATTAATCTCCTAATCTGTTCCAGTATTGTAGGTTTGAACTGGATGTGTAGTTATTATAATCTGTGCTTAAATCTAATGCTTTTCCTGTGTTGTTTGCTGTAGCGTTGTAAATCTCTGCTATGGCATCTGAAGAAATTGCTGTGTTCCAAAGTGATACTTCATCAAGTTTTCCACTATATCCGTATGCTTGTGTTCCATCACTACCAATAATTCCAAAATTATCAAGTGGTAAATTTGCAGTATATTGATTTGTAGAAGTATAAATTGAACTACCATCTAAAAACACTTCTAAATCACTATAATTAACATCTGAATTAGTAGCAGCTTTTCTAACTAAAGAAATATGATGCCAATTAGTAGTATCACTCATAGCATTAGAAATTTCTGTACCTGTAACATTTACTCTAAAACTTGAAGAAGTTGAATTTGTGAAACTCCAATAAAATCCTGAAGAATAACAAAATGTGATATAAAAATTTGTTTTACCTACCATACTATCTGCTGTGTTACCTACAGTATTTTTAAACCACCAAGACATAGTGTAAGTTGTTCCTAAATCTATTGTTCCAGCATTAACATAGTTAGAACCATCAAACTGCATAGAATAAGTATTACTAATAAATGGTGAACTTGTAACACTTAAACTAAAATTAGCACTAACACCATCCACAGTATAAGTAATTGTATATGATTGAATAGTAGAAGCACTTAAATCAATAGTACCTGTAGATGCATTAATACTTAAACCTGAAGGAGTAGCTGAAAATGTACCTCCTGTTGTTCCTGTTATAGTTGGTGTTGGGTCTGTTTCATCTTGGTGATAAGAGCTTTTGGCATAACTAAAAGCAGCACTTGTACCAATCAATACTGTTTCACCAGAATATGAATCTGCATAAATACTTCCTGCATCAATAGTATTTTGATACTTACCAAAACCATTAGTATTATTCTGTGTTGCTTTACCCCAATCTATTGTGTTTGCCATATCTTTTTATTATAGTACCCAACCTCCAAAATTAGCAACATCATCAGGATACATATCCTCATTACTGTTACTGTAATATTCAGGAAATAAGCTGTTATTATTTTGCATATAATCTATGAATCTATTAGTATAAAACTGTGCAGTAGTTCTAGCTTTTTCTACTAGGTAATCTACGTGATCTCTACTAATAGCTGTGCTGTTTTCAGGATTCTTCTGATAAATACCACCATTTGCAATGTTTACAGAACCAAAAGGTAAATACTCTACTAAACTCCAATGCAATAACATTGGTTTAATGTAATCAGTTACTAGTGATAAATAGTTTCCTGTTAGTGTACCACCTACTATATCACTTTTTATTTTGTTGTATAAATCAGTCCCTAAATAATTTTGAATGTGTATATCCTGTGCAGTATTTATGAATGGTAACAGTTTATCATTATCTATACTACCATTGGCAGCTGTGAAAACTGAAATATCGTGTCTTGTTACAAATAGTGCTTTACTCATTTTTTAAATCCTTTTTCTTTCCAATAAGCTGCTGTATAACCAGCATATTTCATATTTTTTGGTGCAATAGATACTTTCTTTGCATTTGTTTCTGGCTTAAAACCTCTTCTTATTGCTTGTGTTGTACTTATAGCTTCCCCTAAACTTCTACCTCCTTTTTTTGCATACAATCTACGAGTCCAGCGATGGTTACATCTAGCTCCGCCCTTCCAAAGCCAAATAGAATAAATATCAGAACCACCTTTGCCAAATCCTGGATTTACAGGTTTTTTACCCATTTCAATAATATCTTCCTTTCTGTAAACTTTTTGAGCAGCAATCATTTTATCACAAAATTCTCTGGAGCTTGGTGCTGGATTTGGAGCTGCCTCGTACATATATCTTACTAAAAATTCAACTCCTTCTTCTGTTTTTTTTCTTGATTTACCATCTTGTTTGCTATCTCTATAAGGCCTTGCTGTTCCTGTGCTTGTAAATTCTAATTTTGAAGTTTTATTTAATTCTGAAACAATTTCATCTAATTGATCTTCTAATTCATAATCAACATCTGCTTTATGAACTAAATTATAATCTTCTAATAATTCTTCTTCTGTAACACCTGAATCAATAAATTCTTGTAATGCTTTATTTTCTTTTTTTATTTTAGATAATGCTAGTTCTAGTTCAGCAGTTTCATCTTGCTTAATACCTGTTTCTTCTTCAATAGCTTCTGCATCTTGTAGTTCTTTATCTACTTCAATAAATTCTAGTGGTTGTAGTGTTTTAAAGTATAGATTAAGTGTAATATCATTTACTGCTAGTATTTCATTCAGTGCATCGATGATCAAATCCTGATAAGGTTTAATAACAATATTATCAAATAATAGTGTAGCAGTTTCTATTTCTTCACTATTGTTCCCCAATCCATTGTTTCCATCTCTTAAGCCTAGCAATAATGGTGAAGTAACTCTATGTGTTAAAAGTATCTTTCTTTGGCATTCTTCACTTAAATAACTATAGTGTTCAGGTGCATCAGGTAAAGGTATATCTTCAATAGTTGTTTTCTGTTCTGCATTGTTATTAAATGCTACAATAACCTTTTCACCATAAGAACCTGTAAGTTTACCCATTACCTGTTCTTTAATTTCTAGTTGCTTGGTTCTATCAGGTATACCACCATTAAAATTAATTACCTTTGTCCCTGAAAATGAACATTGTGCATCATTAATTAAAAAATCTGCAATTTCTTTTTCTAGTACTGCATAAGATATTTGATAATCTGCTGGTGAGTAATAATAGTAACCACTCACAAATCTTTTTATAATATATATTTCATTTTTTGCACCACTACCAAAAACAGGAAATTTAGTTAGTTTAGTGTTTCTAGTAACTTTAGTCCAATCAGGTGCATAGTAATAATTTTTAATATCACCATTAGCATCCATCTTTTCAGCTCTTAAAGTTTCTCTAGGAAAGTGTGTTAATGAACCTACTTTATTTCCTTTATATGATACCTGAATAGCAGCTTCACCTAATAACTTTAAATCATTACAAACCTTTCTCATACAGCTAGGTGTTAGTAGCTGCTTCATTTGTGCATATTCTTCAGGTTTTTCATTACTATCTGTAGCATCTAAACCTTTACCATAAATCATATTTACAATACCATTTATAACAGCTTGGTTTGTTGTGCTTTCCATATATGCATCAATCAAACATTGATAGTAATCATTATTATCACCTATTCCTACCCAATCTCTGTTTCTTTCCTCTGTGACAGCAGGCCTTTCATATTGATTTAATTGTATTAAATGTAAATTATCCATAGGTTACAAATTCATTATCTCCTGTACTTTGCTCTATATAAACACCATTACTAATTTCATAATCAGATAGTGTTTGATCTGTACAGTACATTTTATCTTTAAATATAACAATTCCATCAGTAGTATTAGTTATGGTAATTGTATAATAGTTGTTTTCTTTTAGTGTTTGTGTAGTGCTATATTGATAATAATAATCCAATTCTGTAAATGTTGCTGCTGTATCTTCTAATATCACTTTATTTTGTCCTTCAGATTTTATCACTAACTTATAAACTTTTGTACCACTTATTGTTTCACGTGGTATAAAGTTAATGTTTCTTGTGCCTGTTTCAGTTAGTATCTGCATAATTTTTAAAAAAAGAAGGTGAGCTATTATACCCACCCTCTACAATCAACTATATATTATGAATCACACTCTGTGATGAAGTGCCTATATTAGCTATTAGTTCCTACTGTTACTGTTACAGTTGCACTACCCATTCCAGCATAAGGATCAGCAGCAGTACCACCAGAAACAAAGTTAGCAGGTTTAGCTTCTTGTGCTGTAAAGGTTAATGTGTAACCACTTAAATCACCAAATGCAGAACCACTAGCAATAGTACCACCAGTTACTTCGCATCCGTGAACCAAACCAAATTGCATAAAGTTTCCGTTTCTATCTTCTACACAGATATGTGGTCTACCATATGCTAATAATTTTAATTCAGCATTATCTTCTTTAGATAGTTTAGTAAACTGTAAATTAATTGTTTGTTCAAAAAATGTAGTACCATTTTCTCTAGAACTATTTATTGTTTGTTCAAAAGAATTTGCACCGTGCAAATCATATTGAAAAGCAGTAAAAGTACCAGTCATATCAGTTATTTCATCAGCAGTTTCTGTTACTGTTCCTAGATCACCAAAATCTACCAGCCAGCAACGTACCAAACCTGAAATCTGATCTTTACAGGGTATCTTCCTGCCACGTGTTAAATCGCAAGCCATAATCTTTAAATTTAAATTAAGGAGGCATTCCAGCCTCCTTGTTATTAATTAGTTAATTAGGCGTGGTATAATACTATATCAGAACCTATTCCATATTGTACACCTGATGTATATCTCATAATACATCTTACATTTTGTGAACCATCTAAATCACTCATATCTAGAAGTTTAACTTCATTGTGATCAGAAAGTAATCCAGTACCAAAGTAAAGGTTTGATTTCTGTGCAGCCATTGCAGTATTATCATTCATACCTTGTGCAACAAATAATTTAACACCATCAAAAGATAATGCTCCATTATTCCACCATTGTGTACCTTGTGCATTAACACCATTAGCACCTAATCCAGATGAACCAAATCCGCCTAATGCTCTTACATAAGCTCTTGCAATGTTTTGTGATACATAGATGTATAAATCTTCTTTACCATAAAGTGCAGAAGGAACAGCATCAACAATTTTACCTAATTCATCAATTACGTTAGCAGCAGTAACAGTTGTAGCAGTAACATCATTCACATCACTATCAGCTAGTGCAAGTGTTACTAAACCATCGTGTTCACCAGCGTTAGCAGTTTCACCTTCCCAAATGTTTTGTTCAGTTTTTTCTGCTACTAAACCAGCAACGTGGCCAATGATAAAATCAGAAAATTTAGGTGGCATATTATCAAATGCTGAATATCCCATTTGTACAGCTTCCCAATCATCTCTAAAATCTTTTTTACAAAATTGCAGGTTGACGTTGAACTCCTCTGGCTGAAGAATTCTTTCAGTTAATGTAACAGTACCTGTTGGTGTAAAATCACATTCTGCATTTTTGATGATGTTAGCATCAGTAGCAACTTTCTTAATTACACTTTTATACTTTACATTTGGTTTTACTTCAATTCCACCATTCTCAATAGTAGAACCAGAAAGTAATGCAGCAGCAATATACTTACCAGCAAATTCTCCTGCATATGTACTTGTTATACTTGTAGTAGTAGCCATTTTTTATTGTTTAGTTATTATTAAATATTTTGTTATAAACTCTATCTTTTGTTGTTTCTGTTCTTTTACCAGCTATTGTAAAATGAACATTTTTTGTTTCTGCTTCAGGATTGTGTTTAATTGGTTCAGCAACCTCTGCAGATAATTCTTCTTTAGTTTCAACAACTTCTTCTTTGGACATTTCCTCTTCTTTGTCCTTGTAACCCATTTTTTCTATCATAGATTTTAATTCATCCATAGCTAGAGCAAATTCTTCTTTAGTTACATATTTCATTTCTTCTTTTTCTTCTTCTTCCTCAAGTTCAGTTTCAACAGTTTCTTCTGTTACTGTTTCTTCAGAAAGTTCTTCTTCTGCTTCTTCAGCAGCAGCTTCAGAAATACTATCAATGAGACCTTCTTCAATTACAAAAAGTGTTCTACCATCTTCTAGTTCATATTCACCTACTGGTAATGCCATTTCTCCATCTTCTGATTTAATAAATACTGCATTGCCTTTGGTAAATTCTTCTGATACTAATAATGTACCATTCTTTAAACTAATTTCAGCTAGTTCTACTTTTTCTTCAGAAAGTTCTACACCAACAATATTCTTGATTTTGTTTAGTATATCATTTGCTTTCATAATAAGATTTATTAGTAATGTAGAAAAATGTGCAAAGTGTTATGTGTTTTTGCAAAAAAAATTATGCTTTTGCTTGTATTATAAACCACTCTGTACCATTGCACCATATTTTTATACCTTCATAAGGTTTGTTTATTCTAAAAGCACTTGAACTACCATCTAATGTTTGCCCACTTCTAGGTGTTAAATCTGCGTGAGTAGAAGTTGAAAAAGTTGAATCAGAAATAATTCTTTTAGCTCTATTTAAATTTTTACTATCAGTTGCATCAGGCAAAGTTAATTCTACTGTTCCAGTTGCTCCACTCCAACTTAATACTATTACTTCAGCTTCATCATAGGTTGAATCATTTAAATCTATTGTTCCACCTGCAACACTTACAGTTAATGGTGTTGGATCTATGTGATTTACTATATAGTGCTGTAATTCATTTGTACTTACTTTTTTAGTTTCTGATGAATGCACTATTGCTAAAGGTTCACTACCATCTAAACTTGATGCAGTTACTGCTGTTAATTGACTTATTTTCTTTCCCATTTTTATAAATTTATATTTTGTTCATTTTCTTGTAATAAATTACCTCCTGCTTCAGTAAGCAGTACACCTAAACCTGTAATTGAACCTATGCCTTGTGCTTGTAATGAACCATCACAACATTTTCTACTATATCTTTTACCATCTGCACATAAACAACCTCTTTTAGTTCCTTTAGGTGAAGTTCTACTTGGTGTTTTCCATTTTTTCATATTATTTATTTTATAGGTACACAATTAGGTACTCTTTTACCATTCTTCATTTTAAAACCAATCATTTCATATCCTGCTTGGCAAGGTTTTTTCATTTCGTGCTTTTCACAAGGCATATACCATTCTTTACCTTCATATTCGTGAATGTGAAAACCTTCACAACCAATATTCTTTGCCATTTCTTCTGCTTTTTCTTGTGAACTATAAGCTAATCTATCATCTAGTATTGCAAAATCTTCATTAACTACCATTGATGCTAAATTAATTTCACCTAGTTCTTTTAACTTGCTTTCTGCCCATCTCAAGCCAGCTTTACCACCCCACAATAAATATGATATAGTACCACAAGCTGTACTATCACTTTCATCATAGTATTCTTCAGCTCTAGATAAATAACTATACATTCTTTTAATGGTTTCTAAACTTATATTCTCTTTGTTTGCTAATTGTTGCGCTCTGATCTTACCAACTTGTGTAGCACATTTATTGTTAACTTTTTCATTAAGTTCAATACCTCTTTTAGCATTATTAGAAACTCCTGATGGATAATCTTTGTATGTTTCAAGTGTAATCTTCTTGCCATTTTTAGTTCTTAAATCTTTTCTAATTAGTGCCTTAATATTACTTAACATATATTCAGCTTCTTCTTCTTCTATTGCTTGCATCTCTGCTTTTAGATTAGGTTTCTGTATTTTAGCTTTATCTGCAAAGTATCCTTCTATACTAAAACCTTTTACCTTACCTTCTTTTACATAATTATTCCACACTTCATCATTTTCCACTTTCATTGAAATCATCCAAGTTCCTTCTGGTACTTCAAAACCATACATCTTGCTTTTATCCATTTCAGGATTCTCTACTATCCAAGATTCTACAACAGTTAAACCATTTATTTCCATATTGTGTTCTAGTGTTGCATTGCTTTGGTTACCATTCATAAAAAACAATTCACTTGCTCTTTTTACAGTATCCTTGCTAAAATACACATAGAACATAGTATCATTTCTTTTTCTAAAGATTGGTTTATTAGGTATCAATGCAGCACCCATTAGTATTTTCTTATCTTCATCCACTTTTGCAAACTTCACTTCTTGTTTGCTTAATGCTATAAAATCTGATTCTATAGCAGGATTCTCAACAATGCTAACAGCTTCAATACCTGTTAGTTCATCATTTTCATCTAGTAATAATTCTATTATATCCATTTTATTTGTTTTATCCACCTACTGTAGCAGCAGATATTATGTTATTATTTAATTGTTGTGCAGTAGTTACATCTTGTGCTACTACATATGCTTGTACTGGTTGCTGTTGGCCTAATGCCTGTGCAACTTGGTTAATACCACTTTGGCCTACTATGTTAAACTGTGGTGCTTGTGGTTGTGCTGCACCTCCTGTTGATACACTAGGTGTTGTACCACCTCCACCATTACCTGAAGGTTGAAATTTCTGTGAAGCAATAGCAGCTACCTGTGCTGCACCAGCTACACCCATTGCTACCATATTTGCAACCCTTAATGCTTGTGGTGGTGTAAAATCTGTAGTTTCTGCTGCTGCTTTCATTATAGCTCTAGAAGTATCTATTAATACAGTTGTTATTGCTAATGCTTTATTTAATTGAAATGCTCTTTTTGCATTCTTTTCATTACTTGCTTCAAATGCATTAATTAACTGCTGCATACCATTTAACACATTCTGTTCTGTTTCTAGTTTATAGGCATCTAAATTTTCTTTATCTTTTTTAATTTGTTCATTAGCTTGGTTAAATATATCTACCATTGCATCACCAACTCTTTCATTTTCAGCTATTATCTCATCTGCTAGTGCTTTTTCATTTTCTAACCTTTTAAAGTGTATTTCTTGCTGAAAGTTTAATAATTCTTCATTTGCATCTACAAATGCTTGTGTACCTTGCTCATATTGATCTCTTTGGTTTGTTAACCTTTCTACACCTAGTTCTTCTTCTAAATCTATTGCATCTCTTTCTAGTTGTAATCTTTTTATTATATCATCTTCTAGTGATGCTGTAAATTCTGCTTCTGCTATCTTTCTTTCATCAATGCCATCTATAACACTTTGCTCTAATTCTATTTTTTCTCTTAATAGTGCATTTGCATTACTATCTTGTTCACTTCTAAAACCTTCTATTTGTGCTAGTACTGCTTGCTTTTCATTTCTAGCTTCTAATAGTGCAATGTAGTTTTCTTGGTTATCATTTAGATTATACTGTTCTTGTGCTTGCCTAATCTGAATATTAACCTGCCTTAACATTGCTTTTTCTTGCTTATCTAATACATCTTTTAAATCATTGTTGGCCTGTATTCTTTCTTCAATGGTTTTAAATTCATTATCTCTAATTTGCCTTAACTGTTCTGCTTGTATATCATACTTTTCA